GAGATATGTACGCTGTCCGTTATATCATATAGAACAAGTCTATATTGAGTTCCGTTCATTGAAGAAGGGCAAGTGAAATGACATTCAAACGTCCATGAAGTTAATAACCATAAACTTGACGGAGAATAGATTCCAGTCGTTTCGCTTAATTCGTTCGATTCATTTGAATAGTTAGGATTTGTCGTATCGTTATTCTTAATCGTGTGATAACCGTTTGAAGAACCGATTGTCTGATTTCCATCAGAATAGACATTAACCTTATAAAGATTGGAATTTAAACTTGTTACAACTCCATCCCCTCCCGAGTTCAATTCCATATACAAATCATCCATCTCGTTATCAATGAAATCAGATGTGTAGCTAAATCCTGATGCAGTTAATATCTTATCAATTACTTTATTGACTCGAATCTGCGGTCTTAAATTCATTACATTTAAAGGAGTAGATTGAAAACTTATAGCACCATCTTCGTCCCCTCCATAGAATTGCGCTCCATAATCATATAATGAATAAATAATATCTCCATTGAATAACGGAGTAGATGCTCTATTCATTGATTCTGTTACGGTTGTCATTGTGATAGAATGGTCGTATTCGTCAAAATCAAATTCAGATAGATACTTCCCTTGTAAGATTTGACCTAAACTTGCAACAGAACTAAAGACTACGCATTCATAAAACGATTGTACTTCATTCTTGACGAACACATTTGTCAATTGAAGATAACCGTTAAAGACATCAATAGTATCTTTCGTGATTGTTGCTTCTACCTTAATTTTAGGATTGTAATTTCCTTGCTGATTTACTTCAAAATATTGCCCGAAGAATAAATCGTTATTCGGAGTAGATGGAAGCCTAAAATTGTAAGTATGATTCCCTTTGTTCTTATCAAACGACTGAATATCTTTGAACTGAAAATTCGATGTCATAGGCTGTGAATCGGATAAATCCAAATAAACAACTCTTGAATCGTCTTGTGTCTTAACTCGTATCTGTGTTGCCATTATGAAAGTGTTTGTCTATGCTTTGGATTAGCATATTTGAATTTCAATTCGTACTTGAATAATCCAGTATTTTTATCTCCTTTCAATTTCATGTTACTCGTTTCAAGCATCAACGCTTTAGCATTCGCTCCGTCTAATAAATGTATTTGAGGAGAAAGCATTAAGTCTTTGATTTGTTCTATTTCATAGTCCTTTAGATTATCAGTAAACAAAGTGAATGTTTCTGTTCCTTTGACAGAAGTTGTCATTGTTCCTTGCTTTGCTACATCTAATGGATAAACTGAATTCAAATATGCATCTCCAAATTGAGCAAACGAACTGGCTTGATTAATTAAAGGCTTTGTAATTGATTCCCTCTTAATCTTTAATTCCTCAGTCTTTTCTCGGTTCAATGTAATGTATTCCCACGCTCCAAATCTATTCATATATGCTAATCGACTTTGCTCGTATCTATCGCAATAGCTTGTTATTGTAAAGTCATAACGTGCCGACATATCAACTCCTGCGCTTGTTTGAATTTTCACTACATAATAAGCAATCGCTGACCGACCACCTGCGACAGAATCGGGAAGAGTTCCCGAATAAGAAGCTTCCGAAGTATCAATCTTTTGCAAGTTATCTAATCCAATTCCTGCATACAAATAGAACGATTCATCTTCGCCATCCGAAGCAGTCGTATAATAAGCACCTCCCGATGTCGTTGTATTATTCAAGTATAAAGAACCGAGTGAAGAATTTGCTGAATCAAAATATTGTACCTTGATTCTATAAGTGTCTGCTGATGTGTTTATGGCACATCTATTCAGAAAAGCAATAGTGTGATATTCGTTTGCTCCAATGTTGATATTGAATTTGTCAGTTGAAACATTATTGTAATTTGAAGATAGAAATTTCTTACTCGTTCCATCTAATTCATATTGACTGAAATCAATAACAACTCCTTCATCTTCTTGACCTCTTCCCCACATCATAAAGATTGTTTTTTCTTTTTCTGACCAAACTTGCTTCGTTGGAATTCCTCCCGATGTCGTTGCATACATTTCGTAGAACTTCAAATTCATTACATTAGCATTTCCTTTGAATGCTTCCATTCCTATTGCATTTGATAATACTCCCCACGAAAACAACTTTCCAATAGCAGTATTATCGTTCGGCATATTGTGAATGCTTGCGTATTGATTTGGAACAGTTGTCGCAGGAGCATCAGCTTTGAACCTTGATACAATCATTGGAGATACTGTTGATTGGTAAATTTCAGATAGACTGAATATCCCTGCTCCGTCTTGATTTTGTTGTTGTGTGAAAGATACTGTCTTAGTCGTTGGCAATGTTCCGTTATTATCAATCGTATATGTCAAATCAAGCAAATACCTAAATTTGTATTTCGTTATTGGACTCCCTCCCGAATCGTTTCCGTCATGAGTAATATAAGCTAAGTTTATCCCCGAGCTTATATTGAAATTGCTATCGTTCATTGCTAAAGTGAGTGCCATTATTTTTGTTTTAGTTTTGGAATTAAATCGTTTTTGATATGGTCTAATGCCATTGCGACTCCTACATTGCCTCCATCTGATGCTATCGCTTTCTCTACTGCATCTTTAAGGTAATGCCTTGCCGATATACCTTTCGTAGCAATAGCTCTCCCGAGCATAAACTCTAAAGACTTCATTCGGGATTCTGTTTTTGTTTGGAACTTGCCATCCTTATCCCTCAGACGGATTGGCTTATTCTTTATCCAGTCAGCTAATACTCCTTTCGGTAAATTTTTGGACTTGTATTTGAAAGGGCTTTTTGATGCTGATGGTTTAGTACTTTCCGAACCTTTAACACCTTGCTCAATGAATGAAGCATAGTCTTTAGAACTGGTAAATTCTAAATCAAATCCACGTTCAAACATTCCACCTTTTCCTCTTTTCTGCTTAACGTGATAGTCTAATGACTTTGCTAAATTGCCCGATTGATTGGTTACTCTTTTCTTTCCATCAATAGTCCTTGTCGCTCCCAAATTAATGATAGCAAGTTTTAGAACCCTCGCTCCAAACTTATCAATTTCTATTTTTGTACTACCTCTCATTCAGCCAAATTAATGTTTCTCTAATACTTTCATCAGTTGTTGTGTTCGGACTATATATATACTCCTGCAAATAGAAATCAGACATATATATATTTGATGGATTCCCGAGTCCAAACTTCTTATCATCAAATGTAAACTCCGTATCAAACTCCATCTTATTATCTAATCCAATCCAAATAATAACTTTCGTTGATGTTACTTGAATGCACAAAGTTAAAGACTCAATTCTTCTGTGTTGTTCTTCTGCTGTTGTTCCATTTGTCGGAACTACTGCAAAGTCTGAATTTACTGTTTCAGTATCTGAAAACGAAAAACACCTTATTCCTCCAGACGAATTTATATCAATATAAAATCCATTCGTAAACGAAGCAGTGTCACCGAAATAGCATAATGTATTCGTATTTATTCCACTCGCATATCTTCCAAAGTCTTTTATTCTAAGAAAGAAAGTTGCTTGATTCGTGTCAATTATACCATGCTCTAAATTCAGTTTACTTGATTCTGATATATCTAATAGTTTGAAGGCATTTTTTTCAACGCTCCATGTAACACCTGAACCATCCATAACCAATGTATCACTTCCCGAAACAGTATCAACAACTGGAGAAAGACTTACAAGTTCATTATCTACAAATGATGCTTTTGAATGTACTTGTTCCCTGCTCCACCATGCCAATTCAGATGGAACTGATTTTGGTAATATGTAAGTCAATGCCTTTTGTATCTCGGGATTGAAATATGGAATATTGCAAGCAGTAACTTCGTTCGGAGTTGTTATATCAAATGACGTTGTAAATCCTGCACAATTTCCTCCTCGTTCAAATATGAAAGGACTTGCTAAGATTGGTAACTCTAAGCGAATATTTGTGTCTTCATGTATGAAATACTTCCCTCCATGTAATTCCATGCAAAGGTCTTGAAGAATTAATAACGTGTCAGACATACAATTTGCTTCATTCCTCATTCTGTTATCATCTACATTATACCTATCATAGATTGAAACATCAAAGCCATAGACAACAACTTGCTCGTCTACTGCTGTCGTGTTAAGCATTACATGAAGCGCAGGATATTTCGTAAACTTATCATCGTCAATAAAATCCTTTTCTCCGTATGTGAATGATTGTATCTGCTGATGCCTTTCGCTTATTGCAGAAAAGTATTCGATTACTGTTTTATAACTTATCATCGTGATTGTTGTTTACGCATTGCTTTTTCTTTTGCTAATTCTCTTTCGGTGTTTAAAGATAGTTTCGTGAAACAGAAATTCAAAGGCAGTTTTGTAATAGCATCGAACTTTAGAATATCTCCCTTTGCTAATCCGTCAATGATTGAGAACCATCCATAACCATTTGATTTTCTTCCAGTCTTGCGAAAGATGATTGGAAACTGCTCTGTAACTTCTTGCCTAAACTCCAAAAAAAAACAGCTATTGGATTTCCAATGTTTACAGATAGTTTGCTGAATTTGTGATGGTTGTCTACATGAACGTCCGAATCGTATGGTTCTATATCATATCGGTTTCCCTGCTGTTTCGTGATTGGTCTATAAAGAACTGAAAGCATTTTAGCTAATTCATTTTCTGATGCAAAGGTTTCAATATCTACATATTCGCCCATTGTTAATTCATCAAGCTTTGGATGATAACCGTAGATGATTCCATCTACCTCTATTGTCTTGATTATATCTTTGTTTACTGGCTTGCTTATTAGCTTGTGTAGATTATCGTATATCCTCTTAATGTCAGTCATTTTCATAACCTCTACAACCTCCAAAGGCACATCACATAATATGCTGATGATTGCTGATAGATTGTTCGTTACATCGCTTGTATCAATATTGCCGTACTTCATGTATTTGGCAATGCTTATTTCAGACCAGTCTGTTGGAATTGATATTTCTAAAGTTCTTTGCATTCTAAAGTTTAAAGTTGATTTTCAATACTTTCGCTATCGTACTCTTTTACTATTCGCTTCATATCTTGTATTGCAGACTTGAGGCAAGGCATACAATTACTCGTCTTTTTATTCCCTCCAATGTACTTTCTAACCATATCAAAAAGGACTGTTTTCTGCTGTCCCGATATTTCGTACTTAACACTTTCCAATAAATGCTTAATATCTTTGATGTCTTTCTTAGATACTTCATATTGCTCCCACTTTGAAAGAGGGCATGATGCAAAGTTTATCTTCGTCTTCACGTCCATAAAGCATCCGCAGGTTCTTTTACTTCCCACCTTGTTTCCAACTATTGGAGTTCCACAAGTTCTTGACCTTTTTCTAAAGTGCGCACATGATTCGCATATAGCAATTCTTTTACTTGCTTTTTCCTTGTTCGTTATCATTGAGCATCTGCTTTATATTGTCCCTTACTTGTTTGATTGTATTTCTTAACGACCTTTGAGATATTCCTATTTCTATTTCTAATGCAGAATAAGATAATCCTAGTTCGTAGTATAATTCAAATATCTTTCTATCGTATTCGCTGAATGAATTTAAGCAGTCGTTTATCTTGTGTTCCATTTCATCAACGTAGTCCGTTGTATCAAAATGCTTGTTTGCTAGTTTCTCTATAAAACTATCTTGAGCATTGATTTTGTTCTTGTTGTATTGGACGTATTTCTTATTGAATTGTGATTTCTTGCTAAAGTATTTGACCATCAATATCTTGCAGATGTAAGTCTTAATCTTCCCACCTTCCAAGATGATAAGGAGTTTATGATGGTTCATCGTTAGCAGTTGAAGAAATGTTTCTTGAACTAAATCTTCTGCCAAAAGTTTATCCCTCGTTTTCTTTATTGCGAAACCGAGAAAGTAATTATAATCTTTATAGATATATTCTATTGGATGGTATTTCTTAGAACGCATATTCTCCGAAGTTGGTTCTACATTCATAATACATTCGCATCATAATAGCATCGGCATAATCGGGAGAACGGTTTAGCTTTCTTTTCTGAATGTCCTTTCCCTCAATAGCTAATTTCTGACTGTCCTTGTCAACCTTATCTCGTTTGATTATTTCTAACTCTTCAATGATTATGTCTTTGTAAGTTTTATTCTTTATGTAGATTTTATTCTTAGCAATAAGATTGGACAATTTGTAATAGCATTGAGTCTTTAGATTCTGATAGTTTTCATTTGCTATTGCTTTACCACCGTTCATGAACCCTATGCATCCACTCAAGCCATCTACCACTCCACCACCGACTCCATCTTGGTCAATTACTATATTGCTCCTCGGTACAGAATGAACCATGCTTAAATCGTTGATTTCAGATATTACTTGAGTGATTGTATTCTTATCAAATTTAATCATTTTTTCTAAGCGCAGACCATTCCATAAACAAATGACTGTCTTATCCGAACCGAGCCGAGCAACATCACAAGTGATATAAGATTGTCCCTCTTCTACAAATGTATTCGTGAACATATCTTGCAGGTTGTCATAATCGAATAACAAAGCATCATCATCTGAATACTCCCAGTTCCCGAATAGCAACCGTTCTTTTGACACCTTATCAAGTTTTCCTAACTGGTCGATATAATGTCTTGAAATTGCTTTATTGTCTGTTACAAGGCACTTAATAAACTTTCGATAGTCTGGTAATGTATTTGTCTGTTGTGGTTTATAGAATTGAGTATATAACCAACCCTTTGAAGGATTACAAGTGAGTAAGGTTTTAGGTATTAGATTGTATTCATCTAGCTTATATCTGATACGAGAATTTAGAATATTGATTGCTTTCTCTGATACCTCCGCACATTCATCTACGAAGCAGTCTGTAATTTCAAGCCCACCTAATGAAGTGAATTCGGGGTCTGATGGGTAAGCAAATAAATCCTTTAGATATATCTCAGAACCGTTTAGAAATTTGATTGTACTGTCATTCGCATTGTATGTGAAATCTACATTTGGAGTGAGTCCACAATAGTCAACAGCAACCTCGAAGAATGTGTTAAGAGTTGTTGATTTTAGGTTCTTGAGTTTTGCTCTACCTATTACAGAACGAGTCTTTGGATATTGTAGTCGTCTAACTATTTGCCATAAGCATCCAGTAAACGTCTTTGAACCTCCTGCTCCACCTCCGAATAAAACTTCTGTCGTTGTGGAATCTTCAAGCAGTTTAAAACACTCCCTTTGCTTCTTAAACAGTCTGACATCAATCTTCTTCAAAAGGCATTATATTTATCTGTATTTTTTCATCGTTAGACGTTATATCTAGTTCCTGCTTATTGTTGTAACCTCTATCTTTGAATGAGTTTTTGTGAGTAGTGTACCAAAGCAATTCTCTTGTATCTCCTCTCTTTGCTTTCTCAATTAACTTAGCTTCAATGATGTCGTCATACGTTGCATGAATATCATTTAACCTTTCTTTCAGTTCGGGATATTTTGTGAGATAGTTGTGGATTGTTTGTCGTGTACAATCAAGCAATTTGCAAGCCATAGAAATAAATCCTCCCGACTTATTCAATGCTTCTTCAACCTGCTTTATTGAATACTTATCCTTGTTCGCCATCTATGTCAAATTATGTAAAAGATTCCAAAGGTGTTGAGAGTGTTTCTTGTATTGCATATTCTAAGACTTTGGATTCATTATCCCATCCAGTAACCTTCGCTAACTTGTCTTTCAATTCAAGCCATCTTTCGTATGTTTCTTTTGTTACCTCTACTTCAATCTTGAATACGAAAGCATCGTTCTGTTCTGCATCTAAAGATATTCCCTCTTCATCCGATTCAAATGCTTCCCAGTCGAAATCAGATAACTTACTAAGGTTCTCCAATTCGTTTTCGGAATAAGCCATTGTCTTAGATAACTCTTCTATGTTAAATTCCGATAGCATTTCTTTTATGATGCCACCGAGAACAACATTATCAACTGAGAACTTTGTTTCGTTTGTTTCGATTGCTATCCTCTGTGCTTGTGCTAATGATATTGTCCCCAAATTGTAAGCGTGAGCTTTTTTCAGTTTCAATTTATTCATTACATCAAGACGATGGTTTCCGTTTACCACTTCAAAGAATCCAGTATCTAATTCACGAATAAGAATGTTTTCAATCTGTCCGTTGCGTTTGAAGTTCTCGGTCAGCTTCTGTGATTTATCTTCTTCTTCTTCTTTGTAATTCCAATCAGCCTTTATGAGTTTGCTTAACTCTATGTCTGTGAATCCTACTCCCAAACTATTCCTCTTTTTTGCCATAACTTTGTAATGTATTTTTCTTTCTTTTTCTGTTCTTGGTACATATACGAAACTCTCTTTCGGTATAGTTTTTCTCCTTTCTTATCCATGAAGATAAAGTTATCCAATTTGCTGTCTAACTTGTTCCATTTTTCCACCGTTCCTCTAATTGCTCCACCGAGCCAAGAAGTAGAATCAACAGAATAAAACGGATAGCGTTCTAAAATTTCAGTCCCAGTCATTCCGAATCCATGTACTTTCGTTTCCTTGTATTTCTTTATAATAGAGAAACAACCGTCTAACACTTTTTTGAGTTCTTGCTTTCTTCGTGCTAAAGGAACAAGTCCACCGAGAGCGATGTAATCGTAGTTCTTACAATAGTGTTCTAATACTTCAAGAGGTTCGTATGCGTGATAGCATGGTATCGGTTTCAGTCCCTTGCTTTCCATGTACTCTTGATTCGCTCTTGTTTTCTTATGACACATTATATCATCAAGAACAAAGTAATGACTTATCTTATATGCGTTCTGTTTTATGTAACGACAATATTCATCAATATCAATTTCAACACCTCTACTCCATGCCGAGAATCCACCACTATCAAGCAGGATTTTATCGAATGGATTTTTACTTTTTCTTATGTAGAAATAAGACTTTAGAACATTGCCCTCGTCTTTCAATATTTCATCATATCCATCTCCTGCAAAGTATAGTTTCATAATGCTCTGAATGGATTTCGTTGCTTTGCTTTTCTGTTATGGTATTCGTTGAAACCTGCTTCTCTTAATTTACAAGCAGGACAATCTCCACAACCTGCTCCCCAGTCATTCATCTTTGAATCGCCATTGTAACAAGTGTGAGAATGATTTATCACAACATCTAAACAGCCCTCTGCTTCTGCTAAATCAAATGTTTCTGCTTTATCCAAATCCATTAAGGGAGTGAGGATTTCAATGTTTGAATCGCTTCCTAAATTCGTTGCTTGTTCGATAGCATTTATGAATGCTTGACGACAATCGGGATAACCACTATAATCCGTTTGACAGACTCCAGTAATTAATTTCGTTGCTCTTATCTTCTGAGCGTATGAATGTGCTAAAGTGATAAATAGTTGATTCCTATTTGGAACAAAAGATGCAGGCAATCCCTTTTCGTTTATTTCGTTCACATCTCCGTTCGATGTTAAGGCACTATCTACAATCGTATTAAGAAATGAAATATCAATAATCGTTTGCTTTACTCCTGCGAGTTTACAAATATCAATTGACTTCTCTATTTCCCTACTATGTTTCTGCCCATAATCAAACGTGATTGCTTCCACGTTTTTGAATCGGTTTATTGCCCAATACAAGCACGTTGTACTGTCTTGTCCTCCCGAGAATATAACTATTGCTTTTTTCATTTTATAAGGTTTAGAAATTCACTTCTTACATCTGCATCGTCTTTAAACACTCCAATCAATTTTGAAGTTGTGGTATATGTATCATGCTTCTTTACTCCTCTCATTTCCATACACATATGTTTCGCCTTCAAAACAACTGCGACTCCTTTAGCGTCTAACTCTTCTTGCAAGAATTCTGCTACTTGAGTTGTGATTCGTTCTTGGTTCTGTAAACGTCTTGAGAATGTTTCTAAGGTTCTTGCCAACTTACTAAGTCCGACAATTCTTTTATTCGGAATGTATGCTATGAAACCCTCTCCGAAGAATGGTGCGATATGGTGTTCGCATAACGAGTGAAAAGGAATGTTTGATTGTACAATCATTTCATCATATCCCTCACTTTCAAATGATGTACAATTCCATTTCGGAGGATTAAGAAACTCTTTGAAGAATTTCACATATCGCTTCGGAGTATCTTTCAATCCCTCTCTTGATAAATCTTCTCCAAAGTATTCAAGCAACCTCGCCACGCTATCTTCTGCATCCCTGCTTGAGTCTTGTTCCCAACTAAATTCTAGCCAACGACCAGTCAATTCAGATTCTAATTGTTTATCGAACAATGCTATGAATGGTTTATTAGGATATTCCTTTTCCCACTTTTCTCTCGTTCTTCCACTATCAACTAAATCGTCAATAATGTAATCGGCATCGTTTGGATTATCTACTGCGCTTCCAGTTAGTCCTGCAATGACTTGACCTCCTCTTGGCACTCCGTAATACTTTCCTTTTGGCAACTTTGAAATCCTTTCGTAGATTTCTTTCCATGTTATACTCCGACTGTTTGATTCCATAAAACTATCTGTAAACGTGTTGAAAATTTAATTGTTTTCTCTAAGCAGATTTTTGTTACAATTTTAGAAGACTTTTCCAACTCCTCTCTATTGCTTGCTGATGGCATTAGATATAGCATATTGTATGGCAAATCCATTTGTACTATTTCGCTCCAATCTTCTTCGTTTGAAACTACGAATTTAAAGATTGCGTTCTTTGATTGATACCAACTCAAGACTTCTTTTCTGTATCGCTTGATGGCAGTTACTCCACTATTTGAAAGCTTTGGAGATACGTTATACAAGTCTACAAATACATCTAAAGCATTTTTCGGTCTTAGCGTTCCGTTCGTTTCTATCTCAACGTATGGAGTGAGTCCTTCTTTCGCTAGATAAACCATCACATCAATTATAGCTTTCTGTTGCATTAATGGTTCGCCTCCAGTCCAAATAAGATGCGCTCCCTTATCAAGAACATCTCCATACGTTTTGATGATATAATCTCCGAAACCTTCAATTGAATGTTTCACTCCCTGCTTCCAAACTTCAATCGTATCACATCTCCATTTAGCTCCGTTGTGCAACTTTCCGTCCCTTTCTGTTCCAAGTCCACCGCACATCAGATTGCATGCTTGTAATCGCAGGAAAACAGCAGGCACTCCCATTGTCGCTCCCTCACCTTGGATAGAATAAAAGTCTTCCGATACTCTAATCATAATACACGCATTTAGAAGTGCAAGTTTCTTCGATTGTTACATCTATCAATTCGATTGCTGAATCATAGGCATACGCTCTTTCTTTAATTGCTTCAAATAAATATTTGGCAATACATTCCGAAGTTGGATTTTCATCAAATAACATATACTTCCAACCTTTCTCTTTACATAAATCAATCAGTTCAGTATCAAATCTGTATAAGAGAATTGAATGGTCTAATTCATCTATCAAGTCTTTGTAGAATATCTTGATGTTTCCGTAATCTATACCAAATGAAAATTCATCTAATATATCCGTTCTTAATGTTACGCTTCCATTCCAAGAATGTCCATGTATGTTGGCGCACTTTCCTTCATAGCCCTTTGCTAATCTGTGCGCTGTTTCAAATCTGAATGATTTACTAAGTTCGTACATTCCTTTTCTTTGGTCTTTTCTTTAGCTGAGAACAGCATTCTGCTTTTCGTTGTGTTTTGTTTTTGTAATTTTCTATCATGAAAGAATCTCCAAGACACCTCCCGATAAAAATATCATCCTTTTCTTTTACTTTTGGTTTAGGTTTCATCGCTCAAGTATTGATTAATTGTTTCTATCGTTTGGTCTAATCCAGTACAGATTTCTGCTTTATATCCTTTCTGTCTTAACTTTTCAAGAATGTCCTTTTGATTTTTCTTTGCATAGTTTCCTTTGACTTTCAGTTCTATTGCAAGACCGTTATATCCTTTCCTTGCTTCATAGAGAAATAGGTCTGGAAACCCTGCTTTGTAACCAGTTGCTTTCATCTTCTTAGCTACTGACATAAATGTTCTCATTCCTCCTGCTGAACCGTTGTAAAATATATCTGAATGTTGAAGAGATAAATACTTACAGACTGCTTTCTGTAATTCATATTCGGGCTGTTTGTTCTTTGACTTTTTTATCGTGGAGAACTTGTAACCATTCCACATATTTTGTCTTGTCCCCATATTCCAAATGACATTTTCGGCAGACCGCCATTAGGTTATTAATATCATCTTTGCTTGAGCCTCCCATTCCTCTTGCTTTAATATGATGAATGTCAACAGCTTTAGCTCCACAACATTCGCAAGGGATAAACTCATTGCTAAAGTAGTCAAAAAATTTTAGATATACCTTTGTGTGATTTTTCATTCCTTTCCTCTACTCCAAAGTAAAGCGATTAGCGATAATGCTAATAATGTAAATACAATCTTCATATTACTCTTGTTTTAGTTTAGAATATATTCAACGACTGTCGTTGTCTTACTTGTTCCGTCTTCATTCTTCCACCTTGTAGCAACCTTGTGTGATTCTGATTTTATATTATGTCCATCTTCTTTTAGTAGGAATATATATGCAGCTAATCTTGTGTTGCCTAAATCCCGAATAGCATCCAAAGATGTTATTCTTTTATACTCTTTTAGATAATTGAGCAATCTGTCTTTATGTGTTTCCATCTTATTCGTTTTTTAAGAATTCTTTAAGTTTCTGAACCGAACTTCTTTCTCCTAAAGCAGACCATTCGGCATTCTGTTGTGCTTTGCTTTGTTCTCTCTTAGTTACAATCATGCCAGTACGCTCAATGTCGTAGCGTGTCAGCCACTCCATTATCATCCCACCGTCAATACGGTCATAAAGTTTTTCAGATGTCTTAGCGTGCTTTAAACACATTGCAATATCATAGTTGTTGAAATGTCTAAAACTTTCACAAATCAAATAAGCAACCTCCATCAACTGCTCTTTATTCATTGTCCGTTTGCAGTTGTAGAAATCTTGAAACTGGATTAGCATAAGCATTAGAATATCAATCGTCTTTTCTTCATCGTCTTTATATTGCCGATAGATTGATGTTGGTTTATGGACTAAAGCAATTTCGACAATATCGTTCATTCTCATTTTTAAAACATTCCTTTTGAAATCAGAACTAATTGGATTATCTATACTTGTCAAGTATCTGTTCTGCGAGATTGTTGCTACTTCTTTTTTCTCCTCCATTTTTCAGTTGATTAATAATGTTAGTGATATTTGAATTGATTTGGGAAAGCTTAATTTGTTTCTGTAAGAACGGTTCTAACTTTTCCCAGTTCGCCAATATGTATTCAAAAGATGCTATAATCTGCTCGGGCGAATCATCTCCCTTTACTTTGCAAAGATTTTTAAGATACTTCATGATGCTTTTCATCGCTTTTCCCTCTTGTCCGTTTATCATGGCAGGAGCATCAAATTGATGTTTGCAGAAGTTGTCGTAGACAACTATCATGTCTTTATAGTATTTTTGTTTTATATCTTCTTTTACATTTGGTATAGGTTTATCGGTTTCAGTAAATCCATTTATCGGTTCTGACAAATCCATTTTCTGTTTTCGAGAAATGGAACTACCTAAAACAACAAATGAGTATTCATCGCTGAACGCATACCATTTTGTCCTATCGTATTTCATCTTGTTATAATTGCCAGTCAATAAAACTTCTTGCTCTACTAACGACTTCAAGATTCTATTCATCTGTCCTACTGTCCAAAATGGGAATAAATCCTCAAATGCTTTTACTGAATTGAAAGTCCAAGTTCTTCCATCGTGATTTGCTTTTGAATTAGATTTGTTTTTCTTTATCCAGTACTGAAAATTCTTTATCACGATTGCTTCTGCTACTCCATATTTTTCGGCATATTCTATGTTGAATGAATACTCCATTATAGAGCGTAATTAAACATCTGCTGAACTACCTTGTCTTTCGATTGTTTTGTTATGTGTGCAAATAAAGGAATGTACTTAAAGAATAATTCCGAATCTTTACACATCTTGTCTATCGTTGGTCTTGATAGTTTTGTTGCTCTTATAAGTTCAGCCTTGCTGTTAAAATGCTTTTTAATCCACTTTTCTTGCGGAGTGTTCGCTTCAAATGTTATCATAATGTAAGTTGGTTTAAAAAAAAAGAAACGCTGTTAGAACGCTTCTTTTCGATTATTACTATTTTAGAAAGGCAAATCATCTTTCTTTGCTGTTGCCTCAAGATTTGCTACTTGCTTAACTGGTTCAGTAGGTAATGAAGTAAACTCTTTTGATAATTGAAGTTCACTATTTCCATTCACAAATTGAACGAATCGTTCGGCTGTTTTTAGAATGTCAACTTCTGACGGTTTCAGTTGTGGATTGATAGCGTGAAAATCTACCGATGCTTTAAGCATTGATTGACGTACTATTTTCTTCTGTACATCATCACTCTTACCTCCGTAAGAACCTCCACCACCTCCACCAGTCGGAGCATTATAAACTGGTTTCACTTTTGGATATTGCCCTCCAGTATATTCATATTCGACTTCCGAACCGACCTCAAATTTGTTTTGCTCTTTATTCTTTGAAGAATACTCTCCAACATCTGCGTTCTGAAATACGATTTCAAATTTGTACATCGTTCCATAAGAACCGTCCCATGTACCGTTCGCAGTTACCGAAATCACTTTGCTTGTCTTTTGCATTTTGTTTGTTTTTAGTTGTGTGAATATATAAACTTTTATTGATGTGAAAAAACTATTTTATACATTAAGCTTCTCCTCTAAGAATAAAGAGTTGAGTTTGCTCTTTGTGTATTTTACTGAATTGCCACAAGTCATCAATTCTGAATACTTGTTTATTACCTTTCTTGATATACTTTCAAGGATTGCTATTTCCCTCCGTTGTAATTCATATTCCAACATATTTACAGCATTCAACATATTGCCTTTATCAGACTTTTCTATTTCTGCTGTCAGCCATATCATTCGTGATATAAATTGCCGTCTTGTTTCCATAGTTCTATTTTGAAAGTTTTAAAACGATTTGCTCTTTTCCAAAGACTGGTTCTGCTTGTGGAACAATAACTCCATCTGAATCAACAATCACATTTCCTTTCTGTGCTGATAAGTAAGCATCTTTATAAGTTGATTCCATTTGTTTCAGACCGTCCTTAAATGTTGCGTATTCTTCTATATGGTCAAACTTATAACGAGTCGCTCCGTTCTTAGAAGTTATCTCATATCCGTTCATTGTTTGTCCACTCCATTTCTCTGCATGGATTAATGCTTCGTCTGTGTACAATTCTTTTAAATGCTTTGCGCAGTTTTCCATCGTCTTTGAAATAATCAAAGCTTCAATAGGTTCAAGCATTCCGTTTTCAACTTCGTCCACAATATTTTCAAACATTGCTTTAATCTCTATCCTCTGTTTCATGTTGTTTTGTTTAAGACTGGTTTATCAAAATATTGACCGACATAATTAATATGCTTTGAAGTTGTTCGACTCCAATATCCAAGCACCTCAATATGCTTATCGTGAATGATTGCTACCTTAGTATCATAAGAGTAAACAATGTTTCCAAGTACTTTCAAATTTGCTTCGTATCTATCTAGTTTCATCCTTTTAAGAGTTTAAGTATATCCCTCAAGTCTTTGCTTGGAAGTAAAATATACAAGTTGAATAATTCAGTTTCTAATTCTTTCTTTGATAGCTTCTCTATTGATAATTTTGCTATCTCTTTTGCTAGTCCAAATTTTGCCATTATTAATAGATTGGATTCTTTGTTGTTACATAACGAATTCTAAATACTAATTCCTCTAATTCATCGGGAATTCCTCCCATCTCATTTGCATAGAACTCTGTCATTCCTCCACCTTTTACCAACGCATCAATCTGATTATTATAAGCTTCTCTTCTTGCAGGCACATCGGGGATTCCATCTTGCTCATATTCTTGTGCTACCATAGGTAAAATAGCATCCTTGAAATAATCGTTGAAGTTTTCCTCAATCCAATATCCTTGCTCTAATAAGACACTTTCATATCGTTCCCATGTCTTCGTTTGTTGCCTTGTCATTGTATCTGTAATCATTATAGTTTCTTTTTTAAATGGTTAATTATATCTGACTTCATAAGCTCTCTATCATAATCTGATATTTCATTATCAATATCAGTTATAATATCATCAAGCAAGCAAAGTACTTCTTCCCTTAATTCATCTGACGTGTCGAATATTAAATTCTTATCAAATACTCTATCCTCTTTAAAATCGGGTGTCGTTTGTCTGTCTTGCATAATCTTATATCGTTTTAATGTTGTTATTTTTTGGTCTTCCAAGTGCAACCCATTGCTCAACTGTTCCTCCGTTGAATAATGTTATCTGACCGCTTAACCACTTTCTTCTTTCAAACTCAAACTCCTCATGCTCTGCATCTACTAAGTGTCCCAGTTCAGAACCTTTAGAGTATGGATTTCCGTTTAAAATTTTCTCTACTAACTCGTTGAATAATCTGCTCATGTCTATTTGTTTATTACGATTAAACTCCAGTCCTCTGACTTGAAGTATTTCACATTTGATATTCTTAAACAATCATCTTCCATTGTTCCGAATATTACTTTAGCTCTCCCCTCCATTAATCCTAATAAATCTTTTGATGTTAGTTGCTCATAATAATCTAAAGCTTCTTTCACACCTTCAAATCGCATAAGATATACTTCATCCGTCTTTGTTGTTTGTAATTCTCTAAATGTTGCCACGAACCATTTATCTGATTCATTGTACACCTTATTGATTCCATGCTCAATAATTCTTTCTAACTCTACTTTCGTAATTGGATTTCTCATTTCGTTTTCTGTTTTTAGTTAATTATCTGCTTATACTATATCCCATCCATGACCGAATGTTCCACAATCTTCTTCATCGTGAAGTTCACTCTTAGGAACAACCTCCCAAGAACATCTCCCTTCAATGCTATCACACCACGAATCATATGCCTCATTGTAATCATCCATGCTTGTAAATACAGAATTTGAATAGTTGCAAACTCCATCACAATCTTGAGCGTATGTCTTAACATATATCTTTCCAGTTAATGCCAAGCACTTCCAAAGCTTCATCTCTGCTAAATAGCCCTCTGTCGTTCTCTCTACTCCTTGCAATCTATCGGACATCTTATTAAGCTCCTCAGTTTTATCTGTTAGCATTTTCATTGCAAAGTTTGCAACGCCCATTGCTCGTTCATTTTTTTCTTCTTGTGTAATCATAATCTTAATATTGTTTTTAGTTAATACAGACACCAGTTTTGATTCTGGTGTTTCGTTCCCTTTAGAACTCGTCAGTGTATTTTAGTTTAATTCGTTAAAGTCCTTTTTGAAATAGATAGTAGTTGGTAAGCCTTTATCATTTGCTTCGTTCCCTACAAGATAGTACACTCCTATTTTTTTTGACTTAAACACTTTCAAATCATCAGTCCTTAAATCTAACTGAATTACACATTCTAAAAGTGCTGTTCCCATGTGGAACATTTGGTCACTTAATTGTTGCTTTGAAAATTTATTTACTGGTTTCATAATCTCATTCTTTAGGGTTAAAGGAGCATTATGCTCCTATTTTATTTTTAAAGTAATTTAAACATTCCATCATTTGCTTTGATGTCCAAGTGTTAAAGTAATTTAGATTTTCTAAAATTACATCGACATCTTTATCTGAATGCTTAACGCCATTGTAAGGGTTCTCATCATTCATTTTAATAGGTATTAATTTAGTTAAAAAATTGATTGTTCTTAATTCTGTTTCTTTTACTAATTGTGTGTAGTTAAAATTTGTCATAATCTTGTCTTTATAGTTAGTTATATATGACAAAGCTTTCGCCTTGTCATTTCATACTTCTGTAATCATCAGTATAACTCATGTATTTTGTACTCGCCCATTGTGGCGACAATTTGAAAGAGTGAAACGTCCTAACGATTAAAGCACTTAGCATCTGTGCTTGTATTCCAATAGACTCATTATCCTTATTCAAGTACCTATTTGTTGCTTGAACCTCCTGCTGTTGCATTTGGGATTTTGAATCGTAAATAGCCGTCTGTAACTTCTTGCGAATCACTCATTTCAATATGTCAAAGAACTGTCATACCTTATTCGGTATATCCAAATATAGTAAAAATATTTTATATACACAAGCAAAAGAAAAGGCATCGTTTTGACACCTTGTAATTCTTTATCTAATTTCTTTGGAATACACTAAAACACAAAGGGAGAACAGCTATCAATGATAATGAAACATTCATCCAAGTTAGTCCATTGCTTGCCATATCAGTAACCGAAGCAGTAACAAGAACACCACTAACTGAACGCTTCGCACTCCATTTCTTTTGCCTTTGTCCCTCCTTAAAGACTTCACTCACTTTTCCTATTGCTTTCGCAATCGCATTAACTCCCACAATTTTCACAGTCTTCTGAATTATCAATGTTGCAAGTCGGTTGTTCTTTATCTTCTAAATCTTCCAACCAGTTTCCCCATGTGTTTCTCGCTATATCTTTCGATGCTTCTTCTAAGGGCTTCTCTTCTATCATTTAAGTTTGTCCTTTATTAGAAAGTTGATAATGCCATCTAATTTAGAGAAGACTTCATTGTCAGTTTCTGTCGGTGTTAAGTTTACAATCACTTTTGCAAGTGCCATTAATCCGATAAGTAACTCTCCCCAGTTGTTTAAAATAAATTCAATCATGTTTTTGTTTTTATGTTAATATATCCACATCACGTCTTGAGGTAGTGATTTGTCTACGTCTGCATGAATAAAATCTTTTGCTATTCCTATTCTACTGAAACCTGCATAAAGTAAAGCATCAACAATGTGCATCCTTTTAGCAGAATTCTTACAAGAGATGTCTACTGCTTTTCCTTTTAAATGAGCAGAATTTGGCTTCCCTCCAATAGCCTTATTTTTTTCTTCTGACCTCCAACTTGATGTTATAATAAAAGGAGTATCAGCGACCTCCCTTGCTAAGTCTAATGACTCAAGCAATGCCATGTCCATTTTAGCAAAACAGTTTTGACCATCGCAAACAAACTCAGACTCTTTGAAATATCTAATTATCATTATTTGTTAGCTTCTTGATGTTATATAAAAGTGCTGTGAGTAATACGAGAAGAGTCAATACTGTTTCTACGTTAGCGATTGTAAATGATAATGCCATTCCGTTTATTGCATTAAATGATATGAAGTCTAATTTGCTTTGCATTTCTTTTTTAGATAAAGTTTAAGAAGCCTTTCATTCAACTTCTTTTGCTGTTCGTTAGACAAACTGCCTTTCTTCTTACCTGCCATTGCAATTCCAGTTTTTGAGGTTTCCTTTCTTGTTTCCCGAGATTGTTAATCCACTATCATAATAGGTAGACGTTTCGGGAATCATATCTGCTCCACTATTGGAAGAGTATTCGGGAAATAAAAGACTGGCATTTTCTCGTAAATATGCAATCAATCTTTCAGTATAGAATTGTGCATTCGTCCTTTCTATTGATACAAGTCTTTCAACTTCTTGTTGTGAAAAGGTAGTAATCGAATCTACATTTCTTGTCCCGATTGTTCCGTTTAAAATCTTCCCTTGAAGATAGGGATAAAAATGAACTAAGAACCATTTCAAAGTCGCCATCCGAACGTAATCATTTAAGAGCGTTTCGTGAGTAGTCAACAAAGTATCGGTCTTAATTCTATTCTTCAAGTCATTGTATAAGTCTGTTCCAAGAATCGGCTGAATCTGACTATCTTGTGCTTGAATAATACTCGGGAGCATATCTTTAGAATCAACGCTTCCGTCAATGTGAGAATAAGCCTTGATATATGCTTCGTCTATGAATATGATTTGTGCTGTTAATCCCATGTCTTAAATGTTTAGTAAACAGCTACAATATCTCTTGCAGTTGTTCCAGTTCTATATACTTTATCCACCTCAAGCCATTCTAAATATGTTCCCGATGGAATGTTTTTAAAGAGTACAATGCTTCCTCCATGAATCTTGACTTTTAAATGCCCACCACTTCCGACATAAATCTTAGCACCTTGGACGGATAAATTTGCTACATCACTTGTCTGTACTGCATCTGCAATTCCTCCCTTGCGAGAGTATTTTATTGCCTTTCTTTCTTGTTCTGTTATTGCCATTTCTTATCTTGGATTTACGAATCCTTTGTTTGGTGTTGTTATTGGAGCGATAGCTTCCTTTCCTTTCTGTTTCACGTATGGATTGTTCCCTACTCTTTTTTCGTTTTTCATTCCATCGTTCGGTAATATACGACCTTTGGCATCACGTTTCCTCATGTAGATTCTTCGCATCCATCCATGATAGCAATTAGCACCTCCTTTGTAAAGGAACAAATCATATTTTGAATTTCCTTTAGATGCTAAAGCACCGTTCACTCCCTCTGAACTCATTTTGTAAATATCCTCAAATCGCCACTCTACTCCACGATTAGAAAGTTGCATCATAATCTTACAGAACTCACGAGAACTGTCCTCTGCTGTCTTCCCTGCTGTATGCTTGTAGTAATAACGAACCTTGAACATCCCGACATCTCCATATTTAGACCGAGCATCTGCATCTGCCATCGAACCAGTCGGCAATTTATTCAATGCTACTTGATGGAAATTCTCTATGCTTGTATCTGCCCACTCGTCTGAATACAACTGCCATTCTTCATCATCGTTTATAGCACCATACGAAGCAAGTTTCTTTTCAAAGTCTAATACTTTATTCTCTGTGATTTTAGATAGCACTTGTTCAATGCCATCTGTAAAGAATCCTCTTGCTATTTCCTCTGGTAACTGCAAGAATTGAATTAGAAAGACAACTGCTTGCGCTTGTGATAAAACACCTTCTTGAACTTTAGCAATTATATCAATCGCTGAACTAATTTGCGCTCCGTTATAACTTGCATCAACTTGTTCTGTTTCTACATCCTCAACAACTGGTTCGTCTGAAACAATATCAACCGATTCAACTGCATCAACTCCTATCTCTTCTGCTTCGGTAAACAAGTCGAACGATTTGAATTTCAGTTTCAATCCTGCTTTGTCTTCAAGAAGAATTAATTGTAGAGCATCAATAATTAAATCCCGAAATCCCGAGATAGATACTTGCTCAAATAATTCAGAAGCTGTTTTTAATTCGTCAGCATTGTTTCCAAGACCACCTCCGTCCATTACTCCAAACAAACGAGGAGATATGACACGATGAGAAATCATAACCTTCTTAGTAATTTCCTCACTAAGAAATTGATACTGATTGTGAGCATCAGTTAATTGAATCGGAATTATTTCGGGAGCAGAACTATCGCTGTTTGAAAACGTACAAAGAAACTTTCCTGCATTTTGTGAACCAGTTAATTCGCTCTCTAAATCCCTCTTAATCTCGTCCCTCTTTTCTTTTGGAGGTACACCATTTTTGAAGTTAAAAATATAACTGGGAGCAAGACCATTTTCTATCTGTGATAAATGGAACTGAGATACGTTTTTGTCTAATTCAATATAATTCCATGCTCCGATATAATCGGGCTTTGGATAGAAATAAGAACCTGCCGAATTCATCTTTACAAAAAGAACTTGAGTAGGATAAATCTCCTTATTTTGAGGGCTGAATGATTTGATTGTAGTTACTTTCGCCAATCTACCTTTTTCCCAGTTTGTAGAATAGTAGAAATGTTCTATATCTCCCTCCTCGTTCGGCTTCCCCGAGCGCATTGTTTCAAATGGAATCACGTTCAGTTCAGCAATAGACTCTCTATCCATTGAATATGTGAATGATATGTAGAACCCTCCATGAAGCTTCAAGTCCATGCACATTAACTGAACATCGTTCTTTCCAATCGTTTTAGTTATTAGAGATTGAAACTTCGCCCACTCTTCGGCATATTGTTCTTTATTTTCTGCATCAAGACCGTTCCCATAAATCCAACTTGATATTGAATTTACTAAAGCATTATGAGTAGCAGAATTTTGATAGAGGTTAATTGTCTTTTGAGGGAATAAATTATCACTTCCATAAAGGATGTAATCTTGTCCCTGCTTATCTACTTCTGTATAGTCAACAAGATTGTAACTCGTTCCCATTGCAGACATCGTTGTATATTCTTTCTTAGCCATTGTATGAGATTGTTGTTGGTATAATCAATTCAGTAACTCCCGATTCTCCATTCTGATAATAAGTGTTCTCCCAGTTTTCATCATGTATTAATGCCATTCCATTTGACACCAGTTGAGAGATAATCGAATCGTCTTTAGTTGTCGCTCCAGTTAATCCCGAATAGATTTCGTAATTGTATAATCCTAAACCGTCAACGTCTATATGACTAACTCCATCAA